CTGGCGGCCGCGTCAGCGTGACTGACGCTGGCAGCATGCAGGCAGGCGAAGAGTTTGTTATTCGCACCGAGGCCAGCGGCACGTCGGCCTGGACGCTCGTCATCTACGGGACATGAGCCATGCTGAAATCCGGCATCATGGACCAGAAGGCGACGATTGAGACGCCCACCGAGGGCGTCAACAGCATCGGCGAGCCGACGTTCACCTACTCCACGTTTGCTACTCGGTGGATTGCCCTGCTGCCGCTGTCGGGGGCCGAGCGGGTGGCCAGCCTGCAGACCGAGGGCACCGTGACGCACCGAGTGCGACTGCGGTACACGCCGGGGCTTAAGCCCAAGATGCGGCTTGTGAGCGAGGGCCGCACGTTTGAGATCGACTCGGTCGTCGAGCGGGGCCGCCGCGAGGAGCATGAGCTGCTGGTCACGGAGAAGCTCGACTGATGGCCGTGCAGCTTGGAATGACAATCGACGGGGTAAAGGAAGTCCTGCAAGGCTTCGCCGCGCTGCCGGTCGGGCTGCAAAAGAAGTACCTCCGGGCCTCGGTAAACAAGGTCACGAAGCAACACGTCAAAACGGTCAAGTCGCTGGTGGCTCGCGGTCCTACCGGCAACCTTCGCCGGTCCGTTGGCGTGGTGACAGAGGCCAAGGTGAAAGGCCGCACGCAGACGGCTGTGCTGGGCTTCCGCCGGGGTGGCAAGGCGGGCGAGAACGGCACCCGGTCAGGCTTTCACGCCTGGTGGATTGAGAACGGCGTAAAGGTGCGGCGTCCCAAGAGCGCCAAGGTGCTAAACGTCCCGATGTCTCGGGCCAGCAAATACCCGTACCTAAAGGGCAAGGTGGCTACATCCAGCGACAACGGCGGCATCTTCTTCCGCCAAGTCAAAGGCTTCGCCGGCACGGGCAAGTTTGCGGCGTGGGCCGACGCCACGCTGCCCAGCATTCGAGACGCCCTGCAGACCGAGCTCGTTAGCGCTTTGGATAAGGCGACGGCCGAGGCCGCTAGGCGAGCCGCCAGAAAGGCGCAGGGCAAGTAATGCCAACCGTCACCCACATTGACGAGGCCCTGGTCCAGGTGCTGTCCGCCGACGCCGACATCGCCATGCAGGCCGGGAGCCGCATCTACCAGGTGCAGGCCCCGCAGGGCACGGCGTTCCCGTGCATCGTGTTCGCCCGCGAGTCGCAGCTCAAAGACCCGTTTACGGACCTGCTGCGGAGCAACTCGCTGATCCGGGCCACGTACACGTTTTCCTGCATCTCGGACAACCTGCTCGAGGTGCGAAACCTCGCGCGTGCCGTCAAGGCCGCCCTACAATACGTCAAGACAGACCGCATCCGGTTGGCCGTCGTTCGGAGTGATGACGACCAGCAGGAACTGGCCGCCGGCGGCGAGCAGTTGCCGGTCTATCGCACTGATTTGTCGGTTGATGTGACTTACAGCGAACCCTGAGCAAGGAGGCTCAGACTATGGCTCACGACATCGGACAGGGCACCTTCGTTACGTTCGGCACCATCGTCGGCAGCGGCGCGACCCACTACAAGGTCAACAGCGTCTCGCTCGGCGGCGTGAGCCGTGATGTGGTCGATGCCAGCCATCTGCTCACCACGGGCGGCAAGGTGTTTCTCGCCAGCGAGTACTACGACCCGGGCGAGCTGTCGCTGGAGATTCACCACGACCCGTCGCTCAACCCGCTCAACCTCCTGACCAACGTGGCCAGCAACCAAGCGTGCAACATCTACTTTGCCAACGGCGGGACTGCGACTGCCGTCTGGAGTGCGTTTGGCTACGCATCGTCATTTGAGGCTTCGGCCCCGAAGGACGACATGATGACCGGCACGCTGACCATCAAGCTGTCGGGCAACCTCAACATCTAAGCAGCAGGAGGCGCGGACTGTGGCTCTGACACGCGAGGAGATCAAGGCTAAGCGTGGCGTAAGACCGCGTGTGCCCGTAGAGGTGCCCGAGCTGGGCATCGTCTACGTCGCCAAGATGACCGCCAAAGACCGCGACGCTTTCGAGCAAATGGTCACTGGCGGCAAGGTTGGCGGCGTCAACCTGACCAACATCCGGGCACGGTTCGTGGCCCTGGTGTGCGTCAACGAGGACGGCACCAAGATGTTCGAGGAAGGCGACGCCGAGTGGCTCGGCGAGCTGGACACGGACATCGTGCAGGCCATCGTGGACGAAGGCTTCAAGCTCAACGGCATCGGTGGCAACGCTCTGGAGGACGCCACAAAAAACTAGAGCGCCGTCCGATCATCCTCTTCCTGTACCGCCTGGCCCTGAAGCTAGGCATCTGGAACGTCGAAGATCCGGGCGGCCTGGCTGAGACGATGAGCGTCGACCAGTTGTACGGCTGGATGGCTGCATACACGTTGATGCCGTGGGGTGACGAGTGGCTGAGGGACGCGGTACTCATGGCACAGCAGTACAACGCGAACCGTCCCAAGGGCAAGCCGGCCCTCAAGCCGTGGGACTTCATGCCGATCGAACAGCGTCCGCAGTCGCAGGACGAGATGTGGCGAATCCTCCAGCAGGTGAAGTAAGCCATGGCTGCGAAGAACTTCGGCCGCGTCAACGTCTCAATCACCGCCAGCACGGGCGGGCTGACGGCGGGACTGGGTCGCGCCGGCAAGCAGATGAAGTCGTTTGCCGGCTCGGTGACGTCGACGCTGAATCCGCTACGCATGCTGTCGAGTGTTGCCCAGAGCACATTCGGGCAGCTGGCTCTGTTCTCAATGGCCCGCAGTGCGGTCAACACGCTGACTGGGATGGCGTCGGCAGCCGCGGAGAATGTCGACGTTCAGAGCAAACTCAGCCGCCGGCTGGGGATGACGTATGCCGAGCTGTCTGGCCTCAAGCTGGCTGGCGACTTGGCCGGCGTTGGCATCGAGACAATCGGTGCTGCAATGACGAAGGCTGACGTGGCTATGCAGAAGGCGGCTGGCGGGTCAAAGGCTGCCAATGCTGCTTTTGCCACTTTAGGACTGAGCGTCGACCAGCTGCAGGGAATGAGCGCGGCTGATCGGTTTTCCGCGATTGCCGAGTCAATCTCGGCCCTGCCAACATCCGCCGAGCGGGCTGCGGCTGCCGTTGCATTGTTTGGCCGGTCTGGTGCGCAGTTGCTGCCGCTGTTCGAGGGCGGTGCCGGCAGTATCGCAAGAGCACGCCAAGAGGCTGAGCGTTTCGGATTAGCGCTGACGAATGCTCAGGGGCAGAACGTCGAGGAGATGAACGACTCGTTCACTCGGGTCTACTCGGCCATTCAAGGCATCGTGCAGCAGGTGACGGCGTACTTAGCCCCAGCAATCACCGCTATCGCAAAGCAGTTCACTGATTTCGTGGGCAGTGTCGGTGGAGCCAATATTGGACAGGCAATCGGCGAGGCCTTGCTTCAAGGCGCGCGGTCTTTGGCGGAATATGGCGATTTTCTTATTCAAAACTTAAGCGGCGTGTTTCAGTTTCTTTCGCAGGTCGGAGCACAGTGGTCTGCAATCTGGGACATTGCTGGCCGTGTCGGTGGTTTTCTGTCTGGTGTGTTCAACGCTTTTCAGGCCGGCATGGGCACGATTGTTCTGGGGTTTGGAAAGGTTGCCGAATATTTCGGTGTGAGTGGTGCAGAGCAGTTCAATAAAGAGATTGAGCAAGGGATTTTAAAAGACCTCGAGCAACGCGATGCCGGCTTCACAAAGGCATTTGGGGAGTCACAGTCGACAGCTGGCGAGGCAATTGCAGGCCCGCTCACGTCTATGATTGACGGTGCTATAGCTCAGTCTCGTGCCGCTGCGGCTGCCGTAGATCAAAAGACGCAAGGCAGTATCCAGAAGGCACTAGCCACTCCTGTTACAGCTCAAGTTGCGGTTAACACCGAAGCCCTAAAAGCTGTGGTTGCCGGCACGGGCGAGGGCGAAGCGTTCCGCAACGCCATCGCTCGAGGTGCCGACCCTCGCCAGGATGGTGTAAAGGCCGCAGAAGAGACGGCCGACAACACTGGCGAAATGGTCGACCAACTGGACGAACTAAACTCCTCCCTTAGTTCCTCGGGCG